ATTTACCAGATAATAGTTGTGGAGCAAGTACACCGAGAAATATAGGGTTAGATATAGCTAAAGGTGAATATATAGCGTTTGTAGATGCAGATGATTTAGTATTAGATGATTATATAAGTGAGATATTAAAAAAAATAGATGAAGAGGACTTTGATTATTGTTATATTAGTTGGATGTCAAAAGTATTTAGAATTGTAATACAAGACGAACCGCCGGGGTGGAATGGTTGTGTCTGGAATACAATTTATAAAAGGGAATTAATAGGAGAGAAGAGATTTGATCCTAACATAATAATTGGTGAGGACTTTAATTTTAACATAAGAGTAAAAAGTGGTAAAAGAAGTAACATTGAAAAGATATTATATTATTATAGAGATACTCCAAATTCGCTAATGAAAAGAGGTGCAAGAAATGGATAATACAATAAGACATGAGGCATGGAAAGACATCAAGAATTATGAACGGTATTTATCAAGTTAGCAATTTAGGAAGAATAAAGAGCTTGCATAAGAAAAATTCAGATAATTTTATTATGAAACAAAGTTTAAAAAGAACAGGATATTACTCAATAAGATTAAAGAAGAATGGAATGGCAAAAGATTTTCTGGTACATAGATTAGTAGCGAAAGCTTTTATTTCTAATCCTAATGAGTTGCCTTGTATAAACCATAAAGATGAAAATAAAAAGAATAATAAAGTAGATAATTTGGAATGGTGCACACACGCATATAATAATGTTTATGGGGATAGACTTCAAAAGGTTTCAAATACAAATAAATTAAGGAGAGAGGTTTTTCAATATGATTTAAAAGGCAATTTTATTAACGAATACAAAAGTGTAACAGAAGCAGGCAAGAAAAATAATATACCTATAAGTGATGTTTCTAGCTGCTGTAGGGGGAAATATAAAAGAGCCAGTATATATATTTTTAAATTTAAAGATGAGGTGATAAAAAATGATAAAACATACTAATGTAATTTTCATGCCGACTATAAGTGCGTTAGGACGGTTTAGAGACGTACGTTTATGAAATGGTTAAGAAGTATAAGGATTTAGATATAGCGGTTGTATGTAATAGTTGTGATAGTCTACAAGCTGAAAGAATAAAGAAGTATTGTAGATTATATATACATAATGGGCAAGAAATTGAATGTAAAGTTGCAATAATAAATTATGATACAACTATTATTAAATATATAAATGAAGATGCAAAAATATATGAAACGATACATGGAGATTATTCAAATACAGATGTGTATAAAGGCAAAAAACCGCCTAAAAATTCAAGAATTACTGGATATATAGCAATAACTGAATTTTTGCAAGGGAAAATGAAAGACATACTAAATGAAGATAATGTAATAATGAGTTATAATCCGCTAACAGTAGAAAAAAGAGATAGACCTTTAGTTTTAGTAAGTGCGACAAGAATGCACAAAAATAAAGGACCAGCGAGAGTTCAAAAACTGGCAAGAGCATTAGACGAAGCTGGAATAGATTATATTTGGTATATAATAACTAATGATATTAATGTAGTAAAAATGCCCAATATCATATATATTCTGCCTAGATTAGATAGTTATAAATGGGTAGAAACAGCAGATTATTGTGTATTATTAAGTGATAGTGAAGCACTAAGTTATTTTATAAACGAAGCGCTTTATAGAAATAAACCTGTAATAGTAACACCGCTTCCATATTTAAAAGAGATAGGGGTAGAAAACGGTAAGAATGCCTATATTTTGAATTTTGATTGTAGTAATATAGAAGATATAGTAAAGAATATAAAAAACATCCCAAAATTCAAATTTGAGCCTTTGAAAGATAAATATGGAGAGATATTTGCTAAAAGTAAAAGTAAATATGAAGAATATAAAAAATCGATAAGAAAAGTTAGATGTATAAAAGCTTATAGTGATATAGAATTAGGTGAGGACAAAAACCCACAAAGCCCACCATATTGGGTATCTGCCGAGAGAGCTGATTTCTTAAAGCAAAATAGAGTAATAGAAATAATATAGGAGAAAAATATGAGTACAGAAATAGAGAATAATATTTTGAAAATAAGAGCAAGCTTAAAAGAAGAAGGAATAGATAGTTATACATTGATAAGAAGAAAAGCTTTACTTAGATATTATTTAGGGGAGCAAGAAGAAGAAAAAACAAAAGTTGTGTATAACAACGAAAAAAACAATTTAGATTTGAGTGAAAGTCTTTTGTTAGGCGAAGAAGTAATCCAAGAAATTGCTCAAGAACTTCAAAAAGGCGACTTAGATATAGCTAAAATGCAAGAATTACATAAGCTGATGAAAGATAATTTTTATTATTTATCAAGGTATTTGTTTAGTTATTATTTAATCGCATTAGAATTTGGAATACCTAAAGAGAAGCAATTTTACGCCCCTAGAGATATGGTATTAGGAAAAATTGCAAGAAGATTAGATATATTCTATTATAAACCTAGAGCAATATTGGCTCTTAATATGCCGCAAGGAACAGGAAAAACTGAAATCCGGAAAAAGATTTATGAGTTGGGCTATAGGAAAAAATCCAGAGTTGCCATCAATGATGGTTTCTTATTCCGCTTCAATTGCAAAAGATAAATTTTATAATGGTATAATGGCAATAATAGAAGATGAAAATGGAAATTACCAAAAAATATTCCCTAATTTAAAGTGCATATACAAAAATGCTGAAACAATGTCATTAGATTATGCAGATGATGGTAGAAAACAACCGCATTCAGAATATACTTTATATTGTGCGGGATTTGATGGTGGTATTACAGGTAGAACAAGAGCTCATAATGTTCTCTATTTGGATGACTTAGTAAAGAATATGGAAGCTGCAAATAATAAAGATGTAATGGATAAGATGACAGATGAGTTTAATGCCACATTAAGAAAGCGTATGCAAGGTAATTGTAAGATGCTTATAATTGGTACATTGTTTAGTATAAATGATCCATTTACAAGGACAGTTAATTTCTTTTTAGAAAATGCTCCTAAAAGAATAGAAGTAATAAGAATACCTGGATTAAATGCTGAAAATAAGACTAATTTTCCGTATAAATATGGAATGGCATTAACAACAGAGCAATTATTAGAAGATAAAGCATTAATGGATACAGTATCATTTGAATGCTTAATACAACAAAATCCAATTGAAAGATTAGGAATATTATTTAGCGAAGATGAGTTAAGTAGATTTGAAGAAGAAGACCCAGAAGGTATTGAAAGAAGAATCGCTGCTGTCGATGTTGCTTGGGGTGGAGGAGATTATTTAGCAATGCCAATAGGTAGTGAACATAAAAATGGAGATGTTCCAATAATTGATGTTGTATGTAGCAAAGAAAACAAAGAAAATACAATACCATTAGTTGTAAATGCAATTATAAAAAATCAAGTTACAGAATGTTTTTTTGAAGCTAATAATGGTGGAGATATGTATGCAGAAGAAGTACAAAAAGAATTAGAAAAGAGAAATTATAAATGCCATATACATTGGGCTAAAGCTCCTACTACAAAAAGCAAGAGAGATAGAATATTAGCGTGTGAAGGGGAGATAAAAGGCGTAGCAGCTGCTAAATATAGAATGCAATTTAAGACAAGAAAGGCAATAATAGGAAATAAAATGTATAATGATTTCTTAGACTTATTAACTCATTATAACCAAAGCGATAATATGATAGGGAAAAAACAGAACCCTGATGATGTACCTGATGCTTGTGCTTCAATGATGACTAACGTTTTAGGGGTTCAAAGAAGAGGAATTGCAAGAAGTAGAATTAGTAGAGCAGAATTAGGAATATAATATTGACATAAAAATTAAATAGGATTATAATAAATTTAGGCAAAAAAAGTTTTTTCTTTTTTTCCTTGCGAGGTGTTTGGAGTTTTATATTTTTACTTCTTTCTCCTCGCTCCTATTTAACTTAAATTTTTCAAAAAAACCAACTAAAAAAAGAGCAGGGAATACCTACTCTTTTTTATTTTAAAAAATATTAAAAAAAATCATTTTTATTATTGACTTTTTTATAATTTATTCTTATACTTATGTTGAGGTATATTATATGATTGTTCAAATTAGATGTCCAAAATGCAGTAAATTAGTTGCAATGAGGGAAGAAGAAGCAAATTGTGAAAAAATATATTTTTACTGTACTAGGTGCAAAGAAAATTTTGAAATAAAACAAAAAAGTGCTCTAGTAGCCGATAAGAAATAAAATCTTATTGGCTATTTTTTATATAAAGGGGTGAAAATATATGATAGGCAATGGAAGAAAAAGAATAATAGATGATAGAGAAATAAATGAAAGCACAATATTACAAATATTATCAGATGCTTTTGTAATACATAAGCAAAATGTAGCAGATATGAAATATCTTATTAATTATTATAAAGGTAAACAAGATATTTTAAAAAGACCTGCTCCTTCAACTTCTGGAATAAATAATAAAACTGTATTAAATTATGCTTACTCAAGCGAAAGAGACATTATTGGATACACTTTTGGAAAACCAATTCAAATTATACCTAGAACTGCAAAGTTTAGAAAAGATATAAAATTATTAAATGACATAATGGAATATGAAAATTCTAGTACAGTAGATAATGAAGTTGCATTATTAGCTGGAATAACTGGAGTTGGATACTTTTATACATTACCATCAGAAGAGATTTCAAGCGAATATATGCCGGAAAATCCAATTTCTATAAATCATGCTGATGTATTTAATACTTTTGTTATTCAATCAGCAAAAGTAGGACATCCAATAAGATTAAGTTGTAATTATTGGTGTGATAAATATAATAAAAAAACACATTTTACATGTTATACAGATGATGCAATTTATAAAATAGAAAGTGATGGGATGTGGACTTTAAATGGTATTCTTGAAAAAAATAAAGTAGAAAAAGAGGCAAATCCAATTGGATTAAATCCAATACAGATGGTGCAAAACAACTTATTTTTAATGGGAGATTTTGAAGTCGCAATAAGTGTATTAAATGCAATAAATCAATTAGCAAGTGATAGCTTAAATGATGTTGAGAATGTAATAAAGAGTCTATTAGTTGTAATAAATTCAGAGCTTGATGATGATTCTATAAATGCTGTTAAAAAGAACAGAATACTTGAATTATTAGGACAACCGGGAGCTAATGTTGATGCAAAATTTATTTATCAGCAATTAGATGCTTTAGGAGCGCAGAATTTAAGAGAATATCTTGAAGAAGCTTATAAAGTAATAATTGGAATTCCGGACCGTAAAACAAGAGGCGGTGGCGGAGGAGATACAGGAGATGCTGTTAAACTTCGTGATGGATGGGCTGATATAGAAATTGTTGCAAGAGTGAAAGAAAGCTATTTTAGAATGGCAAAAAGAAAACAAGTAGCAGTAATAATTTCAATTATGAAAAGTTTAGATCAAGTTAAAAAAGATTTTAAAGTTATGGACCTAGATATTAAATTCTCAAGGAATAAAACAGATAATTTACAATCTAAAGCTCAAAGCTATTCGACATTTGTTGGAACAAAATCTATTGCTCCAGAGGATGCATTAGAAATGTGTGATGTAACAACTGATGTTGTAGAAGTTGCTGAAAGAGGTAAAAAGTATTGGGATGAAGTAGCAGAAGAAAACATGAAAAAACAACAAGAAATGATGAAACAATCTAAAGAAAATAGTAATACTGATTTACCAAATTCAAGTAATTCAGCAGTAAGCAAAAAGCTTGGAACTAATTTTACAAACAATCAAAATAAAATAAGTAACAAAGAAGCTGAAAATAATAAAAGGCAAAAAGGAAATGTTTAATTAAGATATATTTTTTAATATATAAATTGCCAGTCCTACGTGGCTATATCAGTAGGTGAGATATTGCACAGAGAAGTGCTATAAAACGCTATCAAGAAGAAAGGTTTAACTATGGAAGAAGAAATCAAACAATTACTTGGGGAAAATTACAAAGAAGGAATGTCTGGAACAGAAATCCAAGCTGCTTTCAACAAAATGCTTTTAAATACTGGCAAATATGTCAATAAAGACAATGCAGCAGCTCAACAAAGAGAACTTGAAAAACAATTGAATGATAGAATTCAAGCACTAGAAAATGAAAAAAAGACATTAAATGCTAGTTTATCTAGTAAAATGACAGATGAAGAAAAAATTAAAGCAGCTCAAAAACAAAGAGATGAAGAATTTGAAGAAATGAAAAGAATGTTAGCTCAATCAAATTTGGATAGAAGTAAATTAAATTTTTCAAATAATATCGCAGAAGCTAAAAGATTAGCTGGGATTGAAGATGATGACAATGATTTTTCAAACTTCATATCAAATTCTATCTTAGAAGATAATGAAAAAAATAATAGTGTAAGTAAATATATCAATTCTTTAGTGAAGAAAGCTTATGAAAAAGGGCAATCAGATGCAAAGAAAGATGGCTTAGGAAAAATGGGAAAAGACGGTAAGGGTTCTCAAGATGATGATACAACTTCTGATGTTGAACAAAGAGTAAAAGACATTATAGCAAGAAAAGCTAGCCAAAAAGATAGTTATTATTTTAAGAAATAAATTTAAAGGAGGAAATTAATTATGGCAGTAGCAAATAGTGTAAAAACAAAAAGTTATGCAAACGAAAAACAAATATTAATCGCACCAGAATTAGCTTTTACTATTGGATGCCTTGTTGGCAATTCAGGTGTAGATGCAGATTCTAATGGTAGAAAAATAATCAAAGCTGGAACTCCAGTTGGTGGAGCTACAAGTGTATTAACAAACAGACAAACTGTTTTAACAAAAGGCGCTGAAAATGCACAAGGTGTAGTGTTACATGATGTAGATGTAACAGATGGAGACGGAAGAGCTACATTAGTTGTATCTGGATATGTAGATTTATACAAAGTAGATAGTGATGTTCAATCAATAATAACATCAGCAACATCTACATTAAGCAGAATAGTATTCTTAAATGGAAGTAAAAATTAGGAGGTAAAAAGTAATGGAAATATTTGATTATATAAAAGCAAAAGCACAAGCATTATATTGGAATGAATATCAAGCAAACCAATCAGAAGCTCCATTCTTAGGAGACGAGTTATTCCCATCAGAAAAACAAGCTGGATTAGATATGAGTTATATCAAAGGTGCTAGCGGAGTTGCAGCAGTATTATCTTTATCTGCTTTTGATGCTAAAGCATTAGGAAGAAATAGAATTGGATTTGCAGAAATGAGCGCAGAAATGCCTTTCTTCAAAAATGATATGAAATTAAATGAGAAATTAAGACAAAAATTAATAACAGCTTCAACAAATTCAAACTCTGTTTACTTTGATGAAGTATTAAGAAGAATATTTGACGATAATATGAACCTATTAAAAGGTGCAGCAGCAACAAGAGAAAGAATGAGAATGCAATTAATAACAACTGGTGCAATTAGTATCGTATCAAATGGACAAGAATATCAATACGATTATGGTATGGATGTATCACAAAAAACAACAGTTACTAAAGCATGGTCAGATGAAGAAGCTGATATAGTTGCTGATATAATTGCTGCTCAAGATGCAATTGAAGCAAGAACAGGTGTTAGACCTACAAGAGCTATTTGTAGAAGAAGCGTTTTAAGAAACATAATGAAAAACAAAAATATTAAAAATTCTATTTATATATTAGGAAATGGAGCTGTTAATATTTCAGAAGCTTCTGCAAGAGCATTCTTAGAAGAGCAAACAGGTGTAACAATCGCTGTTTATGAAAAAATATACAAAGATGAAGATGGAAATGTTCAATACTATGTTCCAGAAGATTTATTTGTATTATTACCAACAGAAGCTATCGGTAAAACATTATTTGGAACAACTCCAGAAGAAGCTGATTTATCAGTATCAGATGTAGCAGATGTTGCAATCGTTGATACGGGTGTTGCTATCGCTACATACGGAGAAACAGACCCAGTAACAAGAACAACAAAAGTATCAGAAATTTGTATGCCAACAGCTGAAAATCTTGACAAGGTTGCTATCATCGACATAGATCCAAAATCTCTATAAAATAGGGGGATTTAATAATGATAAAAATAGTAAAAGATAATCATTTTGTAGTATGCTCTCAAAATTCTTTTGATACTATGTATAAAAGATTAGGATATACTGTAGTAAATGAAAATCAAAAACCAAAAGATACGCAGGCTAAACAAATTAAAATAGAAGAAATAAAGAAAAATGAAATACCAGTTATTGAAATTAAAAATGAAAAAACTACAAAAAAAAGAAAATAATATTGAAAGGAGCGGGATAAAAAATGGACAATGAATTTAAAAATAATGAATTAGTGCAATATATATATCAAAAAGTCTTTAGAAAACTTCAAAGATTAGGTATAGAATTTACTTCTGATGATATATATGATGAAATTGATAATGCTTTTGAAGCAATAAATTCAAGACGACATTTTAATCCAACTCCTTCTATTTTAATTGAAGATAAATATAAAAATATGGCTTATGAATTATGCATAGCTTCAATGGTAAAAGAAGGCGCAGAAGGTGAAAAAACTCATGCAGAAAATGGAATTACAAGAAATTATGGAAGTACAAGTTATCCAGAAGATATATTAAAAAGAATTGTACCTTTAGCAAGATTTAGGGGTTGATTATTATGGTGAATTTAACTAGGAATAAAAGAACTATATATCTATGCAAGAAAAAAGCAAACTCTTTAGAATTTGAACAGCCAATAACTTTAAAAGTTAATTATAGACCTACTTATTCTTCAAGTGATGCTTTAGCATTAGGTAATAATTATAATATATATCAAACAATAAAATGTACGCCTAAAATTGCAGAGAATTTCACATATAATGATAGAATTTACATAAATGAACCAGAAGAGTTTAATCCTAGTTGTAATGATGCTGATTATTATGTTTATGGAAATCCATTAGTAACATTAAATGAAGCTGAAATTACTATTAGAAAATTAAGTGGTGATTTATATGAAGAAGAAAATTAATGTAAAACTTTCTACGAATGCTATTGAAAAAGCAATAAAAAAATTGCAAGAATATAGAAATGCACTAGAAGAAGCTGGTGAACAAGCTGTAAATAAATTATCTGAATTAGGATTAGAAGAAATACAAAAAAATTATAACGATACTATATATACTGATGGAAATGAGGATGTTAGTTTTTTTCAAACTGGTACTCAAAAAAATAGAAAAATTGGTGTAACTGGAACTCAAGTTTTGTATAATGAATTTGGTACAGGTACAGAAGGAGAACAAAGTCCTCATCCAGAAAAAAAAGGATTTGGATTAAATCCTTATAATAGTGGAAAGACAATCAGAAAAAATAATAAACCAGAAAGTTCTGCAACACAAAATGGAATACCAGAGGGTGGTTTGTATTGGACATATACAAAAAATGGGCAAAAACATTATACACAAGGTATTCCTGCAGGGAAACAAGTTTATAATGCAGCAAAAGTTTTACAAAAAGAAAAAAATGAAATAACTAAGAAAGTGATAGGTGATGCGTTATCGAAACTTTAAGTGATCAAATAGTACATGATTTAAAAATAGCATTTCAAGAACCATTAATTTATACTGATAGATATAATGATGAAATTGAAAAAGAAATAGATTATTCACAAGCTATTATAAAAGATTATTATAATGTTTTACCTAAACTATCTTATCCACGGAATTGCAGTACAAGAAATAGATAATTCTGAAAACTCAAGATTTACTGATAATGACGGAGAACATGTTTCTAATCTATCATATCAAATAGATTGTTTTTCAAGAAGTTATGAAGATATTGAAGCAAAAGATATGGTCATTCTTATGGGTAAAAGAGTTAATGAAGTTTTGCAAGGGGAAAATTATAGATTAACAAGGGTTGGCACTCCCTCAATAATGCCATTAATTAGTGATAAGAGTATAATTAAATATTCTTTAAGATATGAATGTTCATTACTTTTAGATACTAATACAATTTATAAAAGAAGTTAGGAGGAAAATAATATGGCTATAAATTTAAGTACAGCTGGAATACATTTATTATATGCAGTTGAAACTGTAGCAGGAACAAGACCTACAACAGGTTATATTGATTTAAAAGGAGTTAAGTCAATTCCATCATTAAATCCTTCACCAGAAACATTGGAAACAACAGACTTAAATCAAGAAGAATATAAAACATATATTGATGGTTTAAAAGATTTAGGTGGAGCTTTAGAGTTTACTTTTAATCTTAATAATGATTTAGTTGATGCTTGGGATGATTTAATGGAAGCTTATGAAACAGCTAAAGCAGCAAATAAAGCTACATGGTTCTTTATATATGTTCCAGGATTAACAAAGAATTTTTATTTCACAGGAAATCCTAGTGAAATGGGATTACCAGAAGCAGCAGTATCAAGTGTTTTAGAGATAACAAATTATATAACACCAACAGATGCTCCAGTAAAAGAGTCAAATCCTAGTGATATATTAGTTTCAATAGGAAAAGTTAGTAGCTTATAATTTTAAAATAAAAGAAAGGAAGTAAAAATAATATGAATACAAAAATAACATTTCAAAAAGATGGTAATAAATATGTTTTAGAATATGACAGAAAATCAGTTGCTACAATGGAAAAATTAGGATTTAACATAAATGAGTTTACAGATAAACCTATGACTATGTTACCATTAGCATTCAAAGGATTATTTATTAAAAATCATAAATTTGTAAAAGAAGCATTTATTGAAGAATGTTTTGATGGATTTAAAAATAAGGATAAGCTAATTGAAACATTAGGAACTATGTTAGCTGAAACTTATGAAACATTACAATCTAATGTTGATTCAGAAGGTAATGATTTGGGAAACATAGATTGGGAGACAGTTTAGATAAAATCTATAAGGTAGAGTATGTCTCCCTTAATGAACTCTTTGAAAAATTATGCCCTATCTTTATGAATATGGGAATGACATATAAAGAATTTTGGGAAGAAGATCCTACAATAGCCAAAACATATTTAGAAGCTTTTAAAATCAAACAAAAAAATGAGTTTAAAAGTAAAGAATGGGAAATCTGGAAACATGGCGTGTATGTATATGAAGCATTAGTAGATGTTGCTCCTATACTACACGCTTTTTCTAAAGCAAAAAAACCTCTACCATATCCCGATAAGCCTTTTGGGATAGATAAATTTGAAGAAGAAGAAGATAAAGAAAAAATAAAAAAACAAGAAGAACAAAACGAAAGATTAAAAGCAACAGTTTTTTTTAATAATTGGGCTAGAGCGACAAAAAAACAATTCAAGAAGTAAAGAAGGTGATTAAAATAGCTGATATAAGTATGGATAGTATTGATATTGAAATATCAGGCTCTACCGAGAATGCAACAAAAGGGATAGTTACTCTTGAAAAAGCATTAACAAATTTGAATAGTAAATTGACTGGCGTTCAAAATAATATTGGGAAATACTTAAATAGTATGAAGAACGTAGGAAATGTTTTTAAAAGAATTAAATTGCCAAGCATTTCAGACGCTTTTGGTAAAAGTACTAATGGTAAAATGCAAAATCCATTGCAAAATATGAATATGGATAATGGTGATAAAGGCGGAAAAGATAATGATGGTAAAAAGGCTAAGCAAAATATTTCTACAGTTAATACATTAATGGGGCAATTGAGCAAAACAACAGCGGCAACAATGCGAAAAATCAAACAAATGCTTTCATATTTAGGAAAAGTTGTAATTTTAAAAGCTGGTTTAAAAGGACTAAATACTATTTTTGGAAACATAGGAAATAAAGTTAATACATTAGCTGGAAATTTAAGATCAACGATTAAAAGTTTATCAAAATATGCATTAGCTTTATATGGAATCAGGAGTGCTTTTTATGCGGTAAGAAATACTGCTAATGAATTTTTATCTAGTCAAGATGCCGTAGCAAAACAATTAAGTACTAATATTTCATATCTTAAATTTTCAATCGGTTCAATGTTTGCTCCAATAATAGAATATATAACTAATTTGATATATAAATTATTACAAGTAATACAATATTTAGTATATTATTTTTCAAAAGTTAATATATTTGCTGGCAAAACAGCTCAAAGTTATGCAAATATGGGAACTAGTGCAGCTAAAACTACTAAGGAATTAAATAAACAGTTACAAGCATTTGATGAATTGAATAATATTAATTTTAATAAAGATAATACTGGTAGTGGTGGTGCTGGAACAGTTACTCCAAGTTTTGATTTATCTCAAATAAATGAAGATTTAAAGCCTAAATTTGATGATATAGAATTACTATTTGAAGAATTAGCAGAAAAGATAAATAAAAAATTAGCTAGTATTAATTGGGATAGCATACAAAAAAAGGCAACAGATGCAGCTAGAAAAGCTGCTAATGCATTAAATAGATTTACTGATAAATTAGATTTTAAATTAATTGGATATACAGTTGCACAAGGATTTAATACTGTTTTTAAAACAGTTAATACGTTTTTAGATACCTATAAATTTGATAGATTAGGTGAGAAACTTGGCGATGGATTAAATGAATTAGTTAAAAGAATAGATTGGGAAGAATTAGGTAAATTTCTAGTACAAGGTTTTAGAATAGCTATAGAAACATTATATGGCTTTTTAAATAAATTTGATTTTGGTGAATTGGGAAATGGAATTGGAAGAGCTATAAACGCAGGATTTGCTAGTATTAAATGGGATCATGTAGGACAAGTATTATATAAAGGTGCAGTAGGAATTTTAGATACATTTATACATATATTTGATACTGTGCAATTTGATGTAATTGGTAGAGATATTGGAACAGCATTAGCACAAATTAGATGGGATGAAGTATTTACTAAAGTATCAACTGCAATAACTAAAGCATTTTCTGGATTAGGAAAATTATTTAAAGGTATATTTGAACAATTTAATATTAGTGATTTTATTCATGGAGTTACTACAGGGTTTAATCAACTTGTTAGCGATACAAAAACTACTATAGAAAATTTAGATTTTAAAGAAGTTGGAACAACTTTAGCAAGAACCTTAAATCAATTAATATCTGAAATAGATTGGGGAGAATTAGCAGCAACTCTTGGTCAAGCATTACTTGGTGTATTAGATACAGCAATTGGATTCTTAAATGAATTTGATTTTGGAGAATTGGGCGGTAAAATAATAGATATTTTAATGAGTATAAATTGGTTAGAAGTTGCTGAAAAAATTGGAGAAATATTAATAAGTATAACTAATACACCATTTGATATTCTTATGGGGATGTTAAAAGAAACATTTGAAAAATTACCTGAAAAAATACCAGAACTTTTACAAAGCCTTCCTGAAACATTAGGAACATTTTTGGGAAAAGTAGGAGAAACAGTTTTAAATAATTTTACAAAACCTTGGGAATTATTAGGAACTATTTTAGAAGGTTTTTTTAAAACAGCTTGGGAGTTGATTCAAAAAGCTTGGGAAAATCCGGGAGAATTTTTTTCTGGAATATGGGAAGGAATTAAGAAGATATTTGAACCAGTAGGAAATGTTCTAGGAGGATTTTTTCAAACAGCTTGGGATGCTATTCAAGGAGTTTGGAGTGCAGTAAGTGGATTCTTTTCAGGTTCATTTGAAGGAATAACAAAAATATTTGAACCAGTAGGAAATGTTTTAGGAGGATTTTTTTCAGGAGCTTGGGAAGGCATTAAAAAGGCTTGGGATGGCACAGGAAAATTTTTCTCAGGAGCTTGGGAAGGCATTAAAAAAGTTTTTGAACCAGTAGGAGATGTTTTAGGTAAATTCTTTTCAGGAGCTTGGGAAGGCATTAAAAAGGCTTGGGATGGCACAGGAAAATTTTTCTCAGATGTTTGGGGAGGAATCCAAGGTGCATTTAGTCATGTGTCTAATTGGTTTAAAGATGTTTTCTCTAAAGCATGGCAAGGAGTGAAAGATGTCTTTAGTACTGGTGGAAAAATATTTGAAGGAATAAAAGATGGAATAGGAAAGACATTGAAAGCAGTAATTAATGCAATTATAAAAGGAATAAATGTTGTAATAGCAGTTCCATTTAATGTAATTAATGGAATACTTACAGGAATAAAAAGTATAAATATTTTTGGAATAACACCATTTGATTGGATTAATACAATTCCAGTTCCACAAATACCAACCTTTGCAGAAGGAGGATTTCCAAATGAAGGTCAATTCTTTATAGCAAGAGAAGATGGACCTGAAATGGTAGGTTCTATTGGAAACAAAACAGCAGTAGCTAATAATGATCAAATCACTAAAGCTATAGCAGATGCTACATATTTAGCTGTATCACAAGCAATAAAAGATAGTAGTGAAAACGATGGGCAACCATTAAATATATACATTGGAAATGAAAAAGTTTATAGAGGATATACAAAATATCAAAATCAATTGAATAATCAATATGGATTGATGGTTTAGGAGGTAGAAATGAGTAATTTTAGAGGATATTATGTAAAAATAGGAAATTGTACTTTTACCAATCCATCACCAAAACGAGATGGGCTTTTAATAATGCCCCATCTCGTACAAACTGCTGAAAGTGGAGTATTAGCTAGTGGTAAATTAGATATAAAAGTTTTACCTCATACTAGAACAAAAATACAAATGCAATTTCCAGTAATGACAAAAGCTCAATATCAAACATATTATTCTGTAATAATGTCAAGTATGGCATTAACAGTAGAGTATTATAATGAAGGAATAGATCAATATGAAACTGGAACTTTTTATCATAATGATATGCAATATAAACCAATAATATATAATAAGCAACACATGATAGATATGCAAGACATCCATTTAATAGAGCATTAGGAGGTGGATTGATGTATAAATTAGATAATGATGTAGAATGGACTGATGAATTAAAAAATGCTTTTAAGCATAATATAACAAGAGCAAAAATTATTTATAATGATGGAAATGATACTATTGTTATAACCGAAAATAATGGAATAAAAGAAATAATACTAGAAGATAGTCATTATGTTCCAGACATAGGTTTCATTGGACAAGCAGTAGCTAGAAAAGTAACTTTAACATTATTAGATAATCAACAAACATTAAATTTAGAAAACAAAGAATTTGTATTATATATAGGTGCTGATTACAATGGAAATACATATTATATAAATTATGGAAACTTTATTGTAAATGAACCACCTGCAAACGATGGCACAAACGGAATAATAAAAGTAACTGCGTATGATTATATGATAAAATTTAATAAAAATTTTGTTAATGGGATTGTCTATCCTTGCACTTTAAAACAATATGTGCAATATATTTGTACACAAGCAGGAGTACAGCTGGGGTCTGATACTTTTGTTAATGATGACTTTATAGTAATCAATAATCAATTTGATGGTAAAACATTAAGAGAAATTTTACAACATGTTGGAAAAAGTACTTTTAGCTGGGCTAGAATAGGACAAGATAATAAATTATATTTAGATTTTAAAGCTAATAATGATGATTTTATAACAGAAAAAATAACAATTGATGATTATAAAAAAGACGCATATAAAAAAGCAAACGAATATTATGGACCAATAAATAAAGTAACTTATGGCGATAGTGATATAAGAGGACAGGAAGAAAGTGTAGAAGATAGTACTAGTATAGCACAGTATGGTTTAAATGAATTAGTTATAAATGATAATTATTTTGCTTATACAATAGAAAAAAGGCAAGAATTAATAAATGGTGGAAGAAGTTTATTTGGATTAAAATATATGCCAATATCACAATTAGATTTAATTGGATTTATATATTTAGATTGTAATGATTTTATAGAAGTGGTAGATGAAAATCAAAGTTCTATAATAAGTAGAGTATTTTCACATACAATAAGATATAATGGAATAGTTAGTGATAGTATAGAAACAGAGGGAATAAGTGATAATCAAGAATTGTATAAAAATACAAATATAATATCTGAAAACAATTCAAAAATAGAATTAATGGTAGATAGAGCTAATAAAAAAATTGAAAGTATGATTAGTAATGTAACAGAGCAAAATACTAAAATATCGCAAATATCACAGACAGTAGATGAAATTTCTTCACAAATAAGTGATATAGCAGATATTACTACTTATGGAGAAAGTTCGTATGCATCTGTAAGTTTAACAGATATAAACAATTCTGAACCAATTATGTTAAAAATACATCCAATAGTTCAAAATATTAGCCGTTTATATCCTAGAAATAATTTATATCCTAGTAATAGTTTATATATTCCTAAAACAGAAATATTATTTAGAAGGTCATATACAGAAAGCGGAGAATCAAAAACGCAAAACATTTATTATGAATTACCTTATGATTTATTATATTATGATAGCGAAACGTATGATGAATTTTACATGGATTATGAAAGCCAAACATGTTATGTATTGAAAAAATGTGCTTATGATTCAAGTGGAAATGTATATGTATTGCAAAACCCTGATTATATTTATATAACACCATATCCTATAATTGAATTAGACGAAGGTGATTATCAAATATCAATTGTTAACCACAATTATGGATATATATATGTAAGATTAATGGCAAAAAATATATATACAACTCAATTCTATACAAAATCAGAAGTAAATTCAAAAATAGACCAAACCGCACAAAATATAAATATTAGTGTGTCTCAAACATTAAGTAATTATAGTACAACAGATCAAATGAATGCCAGCATTAGTGTATCTGCAAGAGAAATTAAAAGTTATGTAGGTGAAACTTATACAGACAAAACAACTGAAAGTAATCATTATTCAGAATTAAAACAAACTTCAAGAGAAATAAATGCGAAAGTTGAAGAGAAAGTTAATAATTCAGATTATACTCGTGCAGAAATTATTTTAAAAATAAATAATGGAGTATCTTCAGCTAAAATATCTGCTGATCAAATTGATATACAAGGAAAAACAATAAATTTAACAAGTCAAGCTATGACAATTACAAGTAATAATTTTAGTGTCAATAGTAATGGATATCTGACTTGTAGTGGAGCTAATATTAGTGGAAATATAACTGCTACTAGTGGTTCGTTTAATGGTTCAATAACGACGACTTCTGGTACAATAGGGGGATTTTCGATAGGTGAACATACATTGTCATCTGGATCTGGATCTACTTATATAAGATTAGATACTAATTCTGGAGTAAATTCAGCAATATGGGTAGGTGCTAATAGTGCTGGAGATGCACCTTTTAGAGTAACAAAAGCTGGTAGATTAATAGCTAATGATGCATCAATAAGAGGAACTATAACTGCTGATAGTGGAACTTTTAATAATTGTACGATAAAAAATACATGTACTGTGCCTGCTTCAACAGTATCTGGGACTCTTTCAGCCAATACTATTCCAAATATAAGCGCTGGTAAAATAACTTCTGGAACAATGAGCGCTAATAGAATTTCAGGTGGAACAATGAGTGGCGTATATATTAATGCAGAAGATATCAATTGTTCAACTATTGAAGCTGCTGATATTGTAAAAGTAAGCAATCAATATAGTCATTATGCTATTGGAAAATACAATGGACAAAGTGTTTCTGTAGTTGTTACTTCGGGAAGTTCTTG